TGGTAGATACTCTAAACTGTTGTATAGTTTCTTGTTTACGTTTTTCTTACCTTTTGTTAGGTCTTGACCCTTGCTTGTTGTATAACAAACTTACCAAACTTATTTAACGCCTCTCTTGTTTCTTTTAACTGCATACGTTTATATCATTACTGATTAATACATTAAACGTACAAGCTACACCTGCCATTTGATTCTTCAAACCTTTCATAAAAGAACTCACAAGAAGCATCTCCATCTAATTGGTATTTGTCTCTGTATAGATCGCCTTTTGCTTAGTAACCCTACTAATTTGTTTGCTACAGCTAATTGTGTGTTTAATATATCTTGCTCGTTATTGTTGCCTCTAAAGATGTCTGTTGTTTCGTCCTTTAGATTGATCTACTATATCCATTTGACATTACTGTAATGTTAAAGTTGAGGACTTGTTCTTGGATTGTTACGTTGTTTACTATTATATGACTTAAAGGAAAGATTGTTTGTTTAGATAAGTCTATGTCAAATATGTCGCCTGTTGTTACTGTATTGACATTCTCGTCTGTTAAGAGATTAGTCTTAATAGTTTGTGTGATTTGGTAATAGCCTCTTACTCCTTGATTCATCTATTGAATTTACTTTTTATATTCTTTGATTCTACCTCTGCTTTCTCTTTCATAAAACTTAAAGCGTAAAGACAGGTATGTATGTTTAATTTAGTGATATCCTCAAATCTTCTAATATCTCCTTGAGAGAGTCCGAAAAGTGATTGATACCATCCCCATTTTCTTCCGAAGTTAGATACTGAGCTAAGTTGATTTCCTTGTTGTCCTGTAAAGAGTTCAGCATAGTTTTCGACAAGTCCATCCCTAAATTGTAAAAAAAAAGTATCGAACTAAGTACGGCATCCATTGGCATATCTTTCATCTTCTCAGGATCATCTCCTGTATAATCTTCTATTAGATATTTGTCTTGATACTTTTGTTTGATAGGTCTGTATAAAACATTCATAGCTCTGTGTATGTTGTCCATATCTCCTATGTAAGTATCTAAGTCGATGTACTCTCCAAAGCTCATATCTTCTAACTTAGGTATAAAGCCATAAGTCTTTCCGTTTAGTTTAAACTCTTTTACAAGCTGAGGTTTCTCATTAAACATTTGTGTAAGTATAAGTGTTATGTCTTTGATGCTTTTAGCTTTCATTGCCATTATCGTATCGCCTCTTAGTCCACAAAAGATTTCTATCATTTTAATAGCTAAGAAGTTCTCATCTTCGTTGTTCTCTTGTATCTTTAAATACCTTTGATACTTGTCTAATGTGATCTCGCTAAGAGTATCAGGAATATAAACCTCTACTTTCATATATATATAACGTAATAAAAAAAAGTTTTAGAGCATAAAAAAACCCCTACATTTCTGTAAGGGTTATATTTTATGAAAGTCAAAATAAGTGAGGTGCTGCCTTAGGTGTTTTAAAAAGATCGATAGTATCTTAATTTACCTCCTGCGCTATCAACGAGTTTCTTTGTCACAGTCTTTATAGATTTGGGTGACCCTATATCTACCTTAGTCCTTCACTTGCCTACATTAGTTTCATATAAACATCGTATCTTTTTGACTATCTCCTTTCGAGAGAATGGGCGATTAATCCCATACCTTTTATAATTCCCTATCTCAACAAGTCCATCAATTCTCATTAGCATCGCTGCTAAAGACTATTTTCCTTACTGACTTTCAATATTTTAAAGAACATTGTAGAATTAACTACATATCAAATATACGAACAAATGTTAATAAAACAATACTATATATAGACTTTAACATAATTTTAACATTTCTTTAACATTTACTGTATTGCGTATTTACCTCTGTTTATATTTTGTAATTCCATCATTAAAGCATATCGTGCAGCAATCAATACAGTCAGGGTGTACGCCTGTAGGTTTTTGTAGATTGTTACCCTCTTTGTCTTTATCCCATATGTAACCCTGTAGCTCTCTTATTAGATTCTTTGATCTTGATGTTACATATATTTCGTTTTGGTTGATTAGGTTAATACCATACACTATTGAATCTCTACCTTTTGTAACAGGGTAAACTCTATGACCATATTGTCTTAGTTCTTTTATTGACTTAGGCTCTGCGCTATCTGCGTATATTTGTTCTCGTATCTCGTTTTGTTTAATAAAATAGCTGAGGTCTCTGTTTAACATTCCTTTACGATAAAGTACCTCATCAAAGATATAAGCCTCATTCCATTTATATAATCTTATAATTGTTGAGGGATCAACTGAATAACCAAAAGTCTAAACCAGAGCATAGTATTCTAGCTTCATCAGGTATATTGTCAATAGGTTTCCAGTCAGGAATACATACACCCTCTAAACTACCTATCTGTCCTAGTCCGTACACTTTCCACCAATTAGCCCAATAGGTTGAGGTCTTAGCTTTTGTCTTTGCTTTCTCTATTTCTTTTACTATTGATTCTGGTAGGCTGTTATTGTCTTTGTAGGTTAAGGTTATAAAGTTCGCATCTTGCTGTCCTACTAATTCTTTATCTACCCAGAATAAGTTAGCAGGGTTAAAGTCTAGCCATATATTACCTGATGTTCTAACTGCTAATTGTTGGTATGAATCAAAGCTCACATTATTACACTCATTAATGAATAAGTCTGTACGTCTAGCTCCTCTAAGTTTGTCTGGCTGATCTGTACTAAAAAACTCTATATAACTACCATTACTGAATTCGTATTTTAAGGTACTTTTATTGAACTTTCTATCATCATACCTATTCAACCCCCTTTAAGATGTTTAAGAAGTCTTTTAAAGCACCTCTACGCAAGTGTGGTATTGATTCAGCTACTATGCTTATTTCTTTTCCTTTGTGTCTTATTGCATAGTCTATAAGGATTGNTATGATACCTATTTGTTTTACCTGCTGATGATCCTCCTCGAATTATGCGAACTCTTTTGTTTAGTTCTCTTAGTTTGTTAAGTGCTGAGGTTTTGGTTAGTTGCATTAATCAATAAATAAAGGTACATCTTCGTTTATGTGTATGTCCTTTGTTTGTTTTGGTTTACCATATCTATAACCCATATATAAACCCATAGCCCTCATATCTCCACTAAGAGCTTTTTCTCCTAACTTTTTTATTACTTCTTCTTTGTTTATAATAGTATCGAGCTTGTCTATTAGATCTTGTTCTTGTTGTTTAGGCTTTCTACCTGCGCCCTCTCTTTTACCTCCGTGTTTACTCATCTTGAAAAAAACTTGATTATTCAAGTATATAACGTTAGTTTTTAGGATTTTGTGTCTCAGTTTGTTTTTCTAATTGTTTTTTAATTACCTCAACACTCATATAGATTTGGCTTACTATATTCTCTAATCTTTTTATTCTTTGGATTTGTGTAAACTTCTTTTGTTTCAAAATAATTCTGTTTGTTTATTAGCACTATGTTTAAGAAAATGTAACCCTATCTTTGGCTCTACACAGTTTCTTAATAATAATCTTGACTTGTATCTTGGTTTAGGTATGCCTAAATATTCAGATAGTTCATCTGCTGTTGAACGTGATATGTCTATGTTTTTTATTGGTAGTGTTGGAACTTCAAAATTGCACCAATAAGGATGTCTACCTATTACTACACTTGGATTGATAAGATAATCATAATAAGGTACTACATTCTCTATAACCCACTTACCCTTAAACCAAGATTTTAAAAGTATGATTTGTTGATATAATGCTAAGTCTATATATTTCTTTTCTTTTTGTGAATAGCATAATCTACTATGGCTTGGACAAGGTGGACTTGACCAAATAAAATCAAAGTCTTGAAAGTGATGTAATAAGTAAAAGTGTGCATCTGTGTTTATAACTACATCATTTGGAAACTTCTCTTTGTATATTGCTGAAATTTCAGGGTTAATCTCAATAGCTGTAATTTCGTGTTCATCACCCCAAAGATGTCTATTACCCCCTATACCTGAATATAAGTTTAGTATATTCATTCTGTTCCTGATATTATTTGATCGTGTGGTATTTTGTAAGTGCCAAACTGTTCATCATAACCCTCGTGAAACTTATCTCCCTCGATCTCTTTTTGTAGGTGTGCTAATGCTCTCCAAGCTATTTTTGCTGAGTGTCTTACTCCATCTATATCGTGCATACCATTTTCCATTAGGTGTCGCATCAATGCATCTAAGTCATCGCTACTCTTTTCTCTATCCCAATGTATATCTTCGTCAGGGTGATGTTGTTTACTTCCTATGTAGCTTACTCTTGCTACTTCGCATAAAGCGTCAGGAAAGTATTTTATAAGTCCTTTATACAAGGGTATCTCTTTTCTCTTTTGTTTGTTCTTTTCCATCTATATCTTTTAAGGGTAATGTATCTACTATTCTAAGGAGCTTCTTTAAGTCCTT